CATCCAAAGCGGTAAAAATCCTCGATCTCTGTCTCCTAATGTACGTATTCTCTTACGCATGTTATTTACTGAATTAGGAAAAATTCTTTGATGATCTGAGTCGCTAACTAGCGGAACATCACTATCAATAGTAATTGCGTCATAACTTACAATTATTTTACTATTAATGTTATCTTTTAGTTCTACTACCTGCGATATACTTTTACCATTTTTTTCTAAATCATCAACAAGATCCACATATACTACTTCATATAATGTGTTATTAGTCAATGGGTCTTTTGCTACTGCTTGTTTAATATTACCAAACGTAAAACGTTTGTTGTAGTGATTCTGCCCCATAGCAGATACAAACATTTGTGCTGTTTTACTTTCAATCCCAGCAAACAGTAGTGCTTTTAGTTCACTTTGGATACCGTAATTTTGGTCTCCGTATCGATATATTTCTTCTGCTTTAAATATTGTAGAATCTGTAATAAAATTAAACCAATTTAATCTTTTCTGCTTAGACTGTAATGCTTTAACATATATGTTTGAAAATACTTTTTGATTGTCAGCAACTACTTTAAGTTTAAATGTTCTTAAACTTTCAGCAAAATTTGCACCGTCTTGTGCTTTAATAGTGAATCTAAATTCTTTGTCAAAACTTGTAGTTGTTTGATCAAATGTTAAACTGAAATCTCTTGACAATGTTGATGAATCTTCGCCTGCACTATCTCGATCAAAGAATCTAGTTAAACCTAAGCCTTTATTATCCTGAAATTGTTTTACTTTTCCTTGAACTAACCCTGTAGGTAGAAATTCTAAGCCAGGTGGAAGTGATCCACTCTCTAGTGTGTAAAGTAATCTTCCACCGTATAACAAACTTTTTGCTTCAACGTATATGTTGCTAGGATCATTAGGTTTAATAGTACCTCTATCACTAGGGGTAATCCATGAAATTGAACTTTCAATTTCACCAATGATGTCTACATTAAATGTTCTTTCAGCTGATGAAACTCCTAGTATCCAATAATTAGTGTCAGTTGGTAATTTATTAAGGTGTGCTTCAATACAAATATAAATTAGTCCATCAACTACAACAGCATCGTTAACGTTATAAGTACGCAAACTGCTCCAGTCGCCAGTGAGCACATAGTTAATTTTTGCAAGACTTACTGGAAAGTTTACAGCTCTCATTGTAAACTTATAATTTTCAGTAACAGCAGCTTGATAAGGAACAACGCCTGATAAGTCACCTGTTACTGTATCTAATGTTAGCCCCGGCGGCAATGTACTTGGAGTACCATCTGGATTATTAGCAACTAAAAAATATGTAATAGTTCCTGACAGGGTTGGCGGATCGTATACATCTAATGGTAAAGTTAAAAAGTTGTTAGCTCTATACTTGCCTAAGTATGATGGAGTGATCCATAGTGGTTGTCTATCTCTACTAGAGTCTGCTTGAAACAAGTTTGTGTCAACTTGCATCAATGTGTTATCTGCTTGTAAAAATTCTTCAGTTACAACATATATTTTAAATGTTCTATGTACAGCATTTATACCGTCTGTAATTGCAACACTAAATGTATAACTTCTACTTAACTTATCAGGTATTCTACTACCTTCTGAAAAGTCATACCTTGTATTATCATAAAAGTATGTGTCAAATCCTGTTGAAGTATTTTTTGCAATGTCAAGCGGAACAGTATCAAACGAGTGTGTGTCGTATGCTCCTGATTCATTTGAGTTATATGCTACTGCTTGAACTGGCTGTGTAAACCCAGAAATGTTACCGGTTTCGGACAGTAATAATCCAGGAGGTAATAATCCACTATTAGGAACAATATAGTATTTTAAAGTTTCCCCTGCAATTAAATCTTTATCAGTTGCTTCGAGTTGAAAGTTAACTTCTGAATCATCTAGTACAAAGTATGCATCGCCGTTACCAACATTTAAATATCCAGCAGTTGTAATCCATTCTGGAAAGTCAGCACCATCAATAGACATACTAAATGTTCTATCCATACAGCCGTCTGTACCATCATTAGCTCTGATAACAAACTTTGATTGTGTAACTTTTGTAACTTCGCCAGGTGCTCCTTTGATAACACCATCACGTAATATACAACCTATAGGAAGTTTACCTGCAATAATAGTGTATGAAATTGGTTGACCAGAGTCAGTAGACGCTTGAATAGGAATATTTACAGTAACTCTTTCTTCAAAAGTTCCTAAATCTCCTGCAGGCGTAATCCAAGTAATTGCCATTTAGTTGTAACTCCCTATGACAATCCGCCGACATCTAAATTGATTCCCGAAGCGTATGTGAGTGTACCAAAATCAATATTAGAACCTTGTAGCGCCAATTGTATTGCGTTTTCAAAAAGACCTGACCCAACAGGCCCAAAGTCGTATGTTGTTAAGTACTCTGTAACAGGTATAATAGTTTTAAATTTTATAGTACTACCTACAGAAGTAACTTCAATGTCTTTAACACCGTTTTCTGATAGCGGAGCACTTGTGCCTTCAAAAGTTATTTGTTGATGCACATTAGCATACATGCTACCTGCATCAGTATCAATTCTAGTAAATGCATCTGGTGCTGTGCTTGAAACAACAATTGCTTCTTCACCTTGGTCTAGTTGCATTTTAGTTCCAGCCACTAATTTTCTAAATTCTAAATTAGCCCCAGTTTTTTGTCTAAAAACATTAACACCGTTTGCACCTTGGTTAGTTGCAGTAATTGTTAATTCTGTTTCTAGTGTTGAAAAGTTTGTATTTACTTTTTGGAACGCAGTGCGTAAATCGTCACCAAGTCCGTCGTTTACAATGTTACCAATGTTAATTAAACTGATTGTCATCTATACGCTCCTATAATCCTGCTATTCTTGATTTAAATGCTGCAAAGTCAGCACTTGCTGCTACTTCAGTTTTTAATGTTGCTAAACTTATGTAGCCTGTAATATCGCCAGTAACAGTTAAGTTACCGTCTACAGTAGTGTTTTGCGCAACTGTAATAGCACTTGAATCTGTTGTAGTCATTACACTACCTGCAAACTCGAACGCACCTAAATTAAGTCCACCGCTATCTAATCCTAGCTCAGTATATAATTCTGTAAAGTTAGTATTAATCTTTTCAAACGCTGAGCGTATTGAGTCACCTGTTCTATCGTTTGCGGATGTTCCAATGTTTACTGTTAGTTTACTCATCTATCTATCCACCCTATACCAAGTTAACCCAAGCACTATCTTCATAGCCTTGAAATTTATTATCAGTGGAATTGTAAATAACCATTCCATTCACCGCAGCTAGTGCATTACGCTGTGTGGTAGTTAAACTGCTAAACTGTACAAAGCCTGTGCTAACTATGTTTCCTGCGTTAATTACTGGAGCAGTTAATTCGTTTTGTACACTAACATCACTGCTAAACACTGTCATCGGTGTAACAGTAATTGCACTACTATCTGCACTGTCAATTAAGTTTGTAAATATGTTTCCAGTGTGTGTTCCAATAACATCGCCGTATATTTTATTTTCGACCGAGTCAATAATCTTAGTAGAGTCATCACCAAATACACTACCTTTTATATCGCCTGTATGATAACCTGTTGAGTTACCTGTTAAGTTACCTACAACATTACCTGTCACATCACCTGTTAATGAAGCAATCACTTTGTTATCAACTGCATCAATCATGAGCGTTGAATCGTCTGCAAATAAACTTCCTGTTACATCGCCTGTAATGCTACCAACAAATTGATTTGAATATACAGTATTAAATGGACTTGAAACTGATCCAATTGTAGTACTAAGCCCTGATGGTAATATTGATGTAAGAACTATATCATTTCCAGAAGTTGCAATAGGAACACTATCAATGTATAACGGTCCTTGCGTATCTACTGGACCAACAATTTTCGACAACACCCCATCAACAAGTAATGCACTGTCATCGCCAAATACACTACCGCTAATATCAATTTCTTTGTTAACAGTAAATATTAACTTGTCATTGATAGTATCAGTAGTAATAGTAATTCCGTATCCATTTTCAAACGTTAAAATATCAGCAGTATTATCTGCTGCAATGTTTGTTTGACCATCGACTGCAATTTGTTGGAATGTTGGTACAGCTGGCGCCGAGTTTGAAACAGTTGCAACACCTGTTGCACCATCTGTTGAAACTGTAATACCAAAACCTTGTTGTACTTCTAGCACACCTGTGTTAGTAAACTGTACTGCGCCAGTTGTTGTACTAACTGTAACACCTTCTCCCGGTGTACGTCCTGTTGCTCTAGATGGAATGTTAGTTGTATTTTGTGCAGATGTAACACCTGTGTTAGTAATAGTTACATTGCCTGTTGCAGAACTAACTGAAATACCTGTACTAGCAATAGATTGTGTTACACCAGCATTGATAAATGTAATGCTGTCTGCATCACTACCTGCAACTAGTTGAACTCCTGTTCCACCGTAAAACGATAGTGTATCGTTAGTGTGATCAGCTTCAACAATGTCACCATCGTCTAAGTTAATGTATCTAAAATATCTTTTTTCAGGATCAATAATTAAATCGCCTGCAATTGTTGAACCAAAAGGTAAATCAACTTTTCCTGATTCTCCTTTAATACGAGCTGTTCCTAAATATAATCCGTTATCTTCTTGTCCAGCTACTTGTAATGTTTCAGCAATGTGTGCTTGTTTCCATTTGTGTGTAGCATCGCCAAATACATAAGTT